TTCGAGATTGGGGCTGGTGATGCGGACGACGGGCGAGGGCCATTGTGGCCACGGGGACCGCGGGCGTGAAGTCCGGCGGCCGGGGGAGGATGAGTGCCGGTGCTGGTGCCCGGTGTGTCTCCTGGCGGAAATCGCGCTGGAGCCGGTGGATGGTGGGGAGGCCAAGGCGGCATGACGCTGACGACCACGGACGGGCACCTGCGGTATCCGCGGGACCCGATGGCGCGGATGCGCTGGCAGCTTGACCAGCGGGCGGTGCGGCTGGCCAACACCCGGCGCTTGGAGGACGAATTGACCACCGAGGTGGGGCGGCACAGGTACGGCGGGCGCCGGTGGGCGGTGGCCATGCGGCTCCTGAACCGGACGGTGGTGGACAGACTGGAGCTGACGACATGAACATGTGGGACCGCTGGTGGAACGCAAACGAATTTGAAGTGTGGTTCAGCGCGGGCTTGGCCGGGGCCATCTTCCTGGGGTTCGGCATCTGGTACGGGTTCAAGAAACTGCGCGGAACCTGGAACGACCAATAGCCCGATGCCCCGGTGACGCCATGGCCTGCGGTGCCGCGGGCGCGGCAGGGCCAAAGACATGATGACGACGCACGACGTTCCGACGTTGACCCGCGGGTGGCTGTCGCGGGTGGCGGCCCTGGCCGGGCTGCACCCGGTGGTGCTGGAGCTGGGGGCGCACCAAGGGGAGGACACGTGCCGCATTGCGGAGGCGTTTGGCGGCCGGGCCAGCATGTGGGCGTTTGAGCCGGACCCGCGGAACATCCCGCTGATGCGGTCACCGCTGCCCGCGGTGCTGATTCAGGCGGCCGTCACCGACCGGGACGGGGAGGCCACCATGGTGCTGGCGTCGAATCGTCAATCGTCATCGCTGCGCGCGCCCGCCCACCACCTGACGAAGTACCCGCACATTTCGTTTCACGGGGAGGCCCGCGTCAGGACCATGAAGCTGGATACGTTTTGCAGCGCCTGGGGAATCGAGGCCGTGGATTTCCTGTGGGCCGACATCCAAGGCGCCGAGCGCGACATGGTGGCGGGGGGCCAGCAGATTCTGGCCACCACCAAGTTCATGTTCCTGGAGTCCGAGACGACGGAGGTTTACCAAGGCCAGTGGACCCGAGACGAAATGATTGAGGCCCTTGCACCTGGTTGGGGAGTGGTGGGGGCGCGGGACAAGGATTTGCTGTTCTGGAACCGGACCATGTGGCCGGGTTGCCCGGTGGCCCGATGACGCGGAAGAAAAAATACAGGCAGCCGGAAAAGCTGTTCCGCCGGTGCCCCACCTGTTCCAAGGTGTTCCACCGCGAGGAACTCAGGGACCACCACGTCACCGGGCGCCCCTACGTGGACACGTGCCGATTCTGTCGGCAGGCCGCCATCATTGAATCCGGTGGACGCGCGGGCATCGTGTCCACCGAGGATGCGGCACGTCAGCGGGATGAGCTGGCCCAAGAGTGCAAGAGGGCGGAAAATAGTGCGCTCAAGAAAATCACCGAAATGACCGGGACCGATTCCCCCAACGCGCCAGCCATCAAGGCCACGGGTGACGTGCAGGTGGTGGAAATCGAGACGGCGTACAATCCGCATCCGCTCCAGCGTGCAATCCACAATTCCCCGGCGCGCATCCGCGTGGCCGCCACGGGCGTCCGGTTCGGCAAGACCAAGGCGCTCTGTTTCGAGATTTTGGAAAAGGCGCTCCAGACTCCCGATGGCCTGTTTTGGATCGTTGCCCCCACCTACGCCATGCTGGAGGTTGACATGCGCGAATGGGGGGAACTGATTGCCGAACTCCCCAAGGGCATGGTGACGCATCAGGTAAAAGAGCGGCGGTTCACGTTCAACACGTGCCGGTCTATGGTGGAGTTCAGGTCAGGCGAGTGGCCCAACCAGTTGCGTGGTCCTGGGCTGGCCGGTATCGGGATTGACGAGGCTGCCTATTTGAAAGAAGAGGCGGCGCGCATCTGCCGCACCCGCGTCAGTGACACGCGCGGCTGGATTCTGGCGGTGTCGAGTCCGAAGGGCAAGAACTGGTTCCACCGTTGGTTTCTGCGGGGGCTGGCCACCAATGAATATATGGACCATGAGAGTTTCCGTGCCACATCCCGAGACAACCCGCATTTCCCCCCAGAGGAATGGGAGGACGCCAAGCGGGACGTGCCGGAAGATTTCTTCCGGCAGGAGTATGAGGCGCAGTTCCTTGACGAACAGGCCGGGGTGTTCCGGCGCATCGACTCCGTGGTGGCGAAAGGACCGCTGACCGAGGGCCACCCGCCGTTCACGCTGGGCGTTGACCTGGCCAAGTCCAAGGACTATACGGTCATCATCGTGATGGACGGGCGCGGCCACGTGGTTCACTTCCAGCGGATGAACGAACTGTCCTGGGTGACGCAGAAAGAGGAAATCATCCGCGTGGCCAACCTGTGGAAGGCCGCCGTTTATCCCGACGAAACCGGCGTGGGTGGTCCGATGGTGGACGAACTCAAGGTGGCGCTGGGGAGTGAAAAGATTCACGGCGTCAAGTTCACGGTGGAATCCAAGCGGCAGATGATTCAGGCGCTCCAGTCAGCAATCGAACAGCGCAACATCATGCTGCCGCCCGAGCGCATCCTGCTGGATGAACTGCGCTGGTACGAATACAAGCGCAGCCCGAGCGGTAACCTGCGGTATCAGGCGCCGCCGGGGTTCACGGACGATTGCGTCCACGCGCTGGCCCTGGCCAACTGGGGCAAGCTGCAACACGCCGGAGCTGGGCCGCCGGTGATTCTCGACCTGCATCCCGAGCGCAAACCTGATATGCTTGCCACGGCCTTGAGCCGTGCAGGCATCGGAACCAGCGGCGGGATATTCCGTGGTGAGCGCCGCGGTTCGATGTTCAGAAATTGACGGAGGCACCCCATGGGCACATGGTTCAGCCGGATCACGGAAAGCGTTGCGCGCGCGTTTGGCGAAGGGGTGGCGCGCGTCAAGAGCGGGAGTTTCCGCGAACAGTTCGGCGCCGCGGGCGGTGACTTTCGGGACCTGGACGAAGACGAATTCAGGCCGGTGAGTCAGCGCCCCATCAGGGACCTGTCGGCGCTGAAACGTGAACAGCAACTGAAACTGGTTTATCAGGCGTACCTGTCCAACCCGCTGGCGTTCCGCAGCGTCGAAATCACCAAGGACTACGTGATTGGCGACGGCCTGACGTTCAAGGCGCGGGACGGGCGGGTCCAAGAGGTGCTAGACAATTTCTGGCATGACCCGGTGAACCGCTGGGACATGAAACAATTCACCCGCGTGATGGAACTGGGACTCTACGGGGAGCAGTTCTACACGGTCAAGGTGTCTGAGCAAAACGGCCGGGTGAGGATGGGCTACCTGGACCCGTTGCAGGTGACCGACGTACTGACGGACCCGTTGAATGTTGAGATACCCCGCAAGGTCGTGGTGGGCCGACAGGATGCGACGGGAAGCGACACCGCCCCGCAGTCCGATGGACCGGAGGCCGACAAGAAACTGGATGTGATTGGTCCCGATGAGGACCCGAAATCAGAGACGTTCGGAATGCTGCGCGGGGAAGTGTTTTTCTTTGCCATCAACAAGGTGAGCAACGCGGTGCGCGGCAACAGCGACCTGCTGGCCAGCTTGGATTGGCTGGACACGCTGGATAACTTCCTGTGGGGCATCCATGAGGCGGCCATCCAGAAATCCAAGGTCATTTGGGACGTGTTGGTCAAGGGTGCCAGCGACAAAGACCTGGACGACCTGGAGAAAAAATACGGCAACGTCAAGTCCGGCGCTGTCCGAATTCATAACGAGAACGTGGTCACCACCACGGTGGCCCCGACGCTCCAGTCACCCGAGCTGGCCGAACACGCGCGGCTCATCAAGAACCACATCGCATCCGGTGTTGGATTGCCGCCCCACTGGATTGCCGAGTCCGGCGATGCGAACCGGGCCACCGCGGCGGAAATGGGAATCCCGGTGGTGAAGCGGCTGCGCGCGCGGCAGGTCCAGTTCCGTTCGATGGTGTCGTTTATCTTCCAGTTCGTCATCGACCAAGCCATTATTGCCAAGCGGCTGCCGCCCGACGTGGACAAGCATTTCATCATCATGCTGCCGCAGATTTGGGCCATCGACACCCAAACGACCACCCAGTCCCTGGTCAACGCCACCACGGCGTTGCAGTCCGCGGTGGAAAACGGATGGGTGGAGGACGACGAAGCAAGCGATCTGTGGCGGTTCATCGCCACGCAGTTGGGCATGTCCATCAGCAGCGATGCGCTGGAGGGATTGGCGCGTCCCAAGGGGTCCGAGAGTCAAGCGGACAGTCAGGAACAGGATTTCACCCGCGCCCACGCCGACAAGGTGGCCGAGCTGGGCCGGAAGCTGGAGCAGTTGAATGGCCGAAAGCGCGAACAGCAGACGCCTGCGCCGTCAGTACACGCGGAAAGTTAATAAGCTGGTCCGCGACATCCGGCGGCAGGAACGCAGCGGGGTCCGTCAGGCGATGCGGATTCTCCGTGACACGCGGGAGCGTGTCCTGGGGGACCTGGACACCGCCCGCGGTTTCGAGGCATTCCACGCTGATGAAATCCGGCAGGCCGTGGACCGCAGCGTGGAGGAATTCGAGGACCGCTACGGCCACCTGGCCAAGACCAAGGTGGACGATGCGTTCAAGGCCGGGCAGGCGATGGTCAAGGAACCGTTGGAGACGGTCACCCAGTTGACGTTCAGCATTCCCGAACTCCCCGCGGACCTGGTGGAAGTTTTGCAGGGCACAACGGCCGACCTGGTGAAAGAAGTTGGCCAGCGGATGCGGGACCAAATCAATGGGGAAGTGCAGCAGGCCGTCACGGGAGCGCAGCGGCCGGGCGATGCACGGCGCAGCATTGAGAACATGTTCCGCACGGGCCGCAGCCAACTGCGCGGGTTCCGTCAGCGCACGGGGTTTGCCTGGCAGGCGGAACGCATCGTCCGCACGGAAGTCAACCGGGTGTTCAGCGTGTCCAACGTGGCCGCGCTGGAGCAGGCACAGGCATCCGTTCCAGACATGAAAGGCCAGTGGATCACGACGCGCGACGGCCGGGAGCGCGACAGCCACATCAGGAATCACCTAAAGGTCAGGGAAAAGGGCGAGACTTTCCCCAACGGGTTGCGGTATCCTCTTGATCCATCGGGACCACCGGAGGAGGTGGTAAACTGCCGATGTGTTCTGGTGGCGTTCCGCGAAGAATGGGACTTGAGTTTGCCGGAATCGACGCGCGCCAAAAAGGGGCGCCCGTCACCGCAGAAACCCGCAGGCATCGCAATTTGAGGAGCTAGACCATGGGCGTATTTGGCGACGGTTCGGACGGCAACGTCACTCTGGTGAGCAACACCACGCTGACCCGTGACATGTTCTATGACAGCCTGACCACGGGGGCGTTCATCCTGGACACCGATGGGTTCCGCGTGTTCACCAAGAACACCTTGACCGTCAGCCCCGGCGGGGTGGTCAGGAACAACGGAGCCGATGGTGCCACGGGTGCGGCCGGTGGCGCCGGTGGCGCGGCGGCGCCTGCGGGCAGCTTGGGCGATGGTGCCGCGGGCGGCGCGGGCGGCGACAACGCCGTGGGTGGCGCCGGGACCGGCAAGACGGACAGCGAGGGCGGGGCGGGCGGCGCAGGCGGCGCCAGCGTGAACGCCGGTGGCGCCGGTGGTGCGGCCACCGCGCCCGTGGCGGCCGATGGAACCGTCAGGAGTGTGCCGCAATCGGTGACCGGCCACCTGGTGGGCGGCGGCGCCGTGGCCGACGTGAAAGGCGGCGGCGGTGGCGGCGGCGGCGGTAGCAACTCCGCGGGTGATGTTGGGGGAGGAGGAGGCGGCGGCGGCGGCATCCTGGTCATCGCGGCCAAGACCCTGCGGAACGATGCGGCCATCGAGGCCCTGGGGGCCAGCGGCGGCGCCGGTGAGACGAACTCCGGTGGTGGCGGCGGTGGTGGCGGCGGCGTCCTGCTGCTCACGTACAAGACCAAGACGGGCGGCGGCACCGAGAGCGCCAACGGCGGCGCGGGCGGCGCCGGAGCAGGCACCGGGTCCACTGGGTCCGCGGGTTCCGCGGGGAAGGTCATCGAGGTTACGGTCAACTGATGGCGCGGAAGAAAAAAACCAAGGCCCGCACCAAGCCGGTGAAGTCCACCACGTGCGCGGTTCTCACGGAGGCCGCGGTGGCTGCCTTGGAACCCGATGCCACCAGCCGGTGGACCGAGCAGGCGGCCCGGTCGTCTGTCCAAACGGTGGTGTTCGACACAGAACACTGGGACACGTCGCGCGCGCGCCGATGGTTGACCCAGCACAATTTCACCATGGCGAAAATGGACGAAACGGAAAACAGCCTGCGGTTTCGCCAGTTCCCCCCGAGCCAATGCGTGGAGGGTTCGTTCCGTGCGCTGACGCGGGACGTTCCCAAGGGCATCACGCTGGTGGCCTGCGGGCGCCGCGCGGCCGAATCGGCCGACACCATCACGGAGGCGGTGCCACCCAACGATGATGGAACCTGCCCGGCCACCTATCCCGTCAAACGGCGTGACCCTGAAACCGGGCGCGCGATGTGTTTTAAGCAAAGCGAGAGCGACGGCGCCACCGAAAGCCTGGCAACCCGGCCGGATGGCGGCCTGCATCCGCATCCGCATGATGCCGATGGCGTCCACGACCACCCCGGCCTGCCCAACGCCACGGGCGGCCACGGCCACGGCGATGATTCACCTGGCGGCGGGCACACGCACCGCCCCGGTGACCCCGTGGAAGGATGGCACCCCAACCAAGGTCACGGCAGCCACATCCACGCGCTGGCGGCGGGAATCCTGACGCCGGAGGAGCTGGAGCGATACCTGCAAGTCATGGTGGACGTGCATTTCCCGCGCCACGCCTGGTTGCCCGACGTGGAATCTATCCGCATCCGGCACGTCCGCTACAATGAAGCCACCGAACAGTACGACGTGGTGGAGGATTGGCGCCCCAGCACCGCGGACGATTGGCGCACCCACGCCCTGTGGTCACTGCATCTGCCCAAGATGAACGCCGCCGCCCACGTGGCGGTATTTCTGGATGACCGATACCGCATCCTGGAAAAGATGTACGTGCTGGCCGATGGCACAACAAGGCCACCGACACCCGAGGATTTCGAGAAAGAAACGGCGTTCTTTTCAGACCTGGAGGAAAAGGAACCGTTGCTGGAATCCATGCGCCAGCGCGCTGATGTTCTCTGCATGGCCGACGAAAACAGCCGGAGAATCAGCGAAGCGTTCCACATCCGTGACATCCACTGGGTGCCCGCCGGTGATGATGGCGGCTGCCCGGTCAACTTCCCCGTCAGACTGAAAACCAAGTCCGGCGCCGAACGCTGCTACACCCGCCGCGCCGCGCGCGCCGCCAGCGATGCGCGCGCGGTGGAGTCCGTCATCCCAAGCAAAAACGATGGCGAGGAATGGGCGAACGCCGCGGCCCGGTGGATCACCGCATCCCACCACGTGCGTGACTGGTCAAGCATGGGCGCAGACGCGCGGATTGCAGCGTGGGAGCGCGGCCTGGTGGAGTTTTCCGAATCCGTGAAGCCAGAACGCGACGATGAAATGGCTGCCGCGGAGGAGTGGTTCAAAATGCGCGGGTTGACGTATGGCGTTTATGCGGCAAGGCGTATTGCAAAGGCGCAGAGCGGGAATTGATGGCCACAGACATCCGCTGCCCGCGGTGCAATCGCAAGTTGGCCGAGCGCACCGACACCGGCTCCGTCCACATCCGGTACAAGGGCCTGGAGGCGCGGGGGATTTGTAGAGAAATCACCTTGACATGCCCCGCGTGCGGTGTTACTACTTTGAGCGTAGAGCAATCGAGCGTGGTGACGCAAGAGGCCCGCGAGGCCCGGTAGGGTCAGCGGGCTTTTTTGTGTGACCAATGCCTAAACCGGCGGCCGGAGAAATCAAACCCCTGGCACTGCTGGAATCCCGCATCTCCCTGGTGGAGTCTCACGCCGATGGCCGTGAATGGGACGTGGTGGTCATCGCATCCGGCCTATCGCTGAACCGCTATTTCTACTCCACCGACCTGCTCCGCAAATCAGTCCGCGTTTTCGAGAATGCGGCCGTTGCAGCCTACGAATTCAACGGCAAGATGTACGACCACGTGCCCGCGCAGGCGCGGCGTGCCGTGCCCGGCGGATTCGTCAAGAACATCGTGGGATGGATTGACGGCTGCCGGTTCGATGAGGGCCGCAAGGCCATAGTGGCGCGGTTTCACATCAGCGAAAACGCCGCCTGGTTGCGGCAACTGCTCAAGGAAGCGTTTCAGCACGGGAAAGGCGAACTCTTGGGATTCAGCATTGACGCCGAGGGCGAAATGCGACTGGGAACCCATGAGGGGAAGTCCTGCGCCCACGTTTTGAAGCTGGACCGCGCCAATGAACTCACTGTGGTTTCCACGCCGTCCGCTGGTGGGCGTGCGTTGCGGTTGGTTGCGTCGATACCGGAGGCCGAAATGCCCAAAGCAATCTTGACCCTGATGCGGGAGAGCTTCCCCGCCAAGTGGTTTGAGGGATTCGACCTGGACGGCGTGACGGACGCCAATGCCAAGGACCTGCTGACGCAGGTGCTGGAGTCCAACCTGGCGCGCGCGGGCCGGGAGTACGCCGACGCACAGGCCAAGGGCACGGCCAACATTCAGGAGGTGGCCAACGCGGTGGCCACGCTCCAGCAGTTGAACACCCTGCTGACTGACGGCAAGGTGCAGGAGGCCATGCAGGTCATCCGCCAGTGGATTGCGGCGCTGTCCAGCCCCGAGGGCGGGGAGCCTGCCGCCACCGCCGAATCCTACCGCTATCCCATTCACAAGGACCCCACCCCGGCGCCGCCCGCCGCGGCTCCGGCGCCGACACCGAAACCTGGAAAAACGGAGGACGACCCGATGTCGAATCCCGACCTTGCCAAGCAACTGGCCGAGGCCAAGGCGGAAACCGCCGCCACCAACGCGCGGATGGACCGCATCCAGACGGACTCCGCGCTGGCCGCCGTGCTGGCCGAGTCCGAGCTGCCGCAGCCGTCCAAGGACCGGGTGCGGGAGCTGTTCGCCAACCGCACCGGCACCACCAAGGACGTGCAGGAGGCGGTGGCCAAGGAAAAGGATTTCCTCGCCAAGATGCTGGAGAGCGGCAGCCTGCCCGCCGCGGGCGCGCGCAAGGACGTGCCGGACGCCACCGTGGTGGCCGAGCAGCGCGAGAAGTACGGCAAGGCCATGCTGGGAATGATAATGGGCGAGGACATCGACAAGGTGCCCGCGTTCGGCTCCCTGCACGAATCCTACAGCAAGGTCAGCGGGTACTACGGCCCGCGTTCGGCCGTGGCCAAGCGCATCATGGTGGGGATGGCGGTTTCACTGCCGCCCGACCTGCCCGGCGACGGCAACAACGACGAGGAATTCATCGAGCATCAGGGCAAGATCCGCGAGTCCGTCAACATCTACCCGGTCAGCATCCGCGAGGCCCTGACCACCACCGTGTGGGCCGAGGTTTTCGGGGATTCGATCCGGCGCGCGCTCCAGCGGCAGTTCAGTGACCCGCCGTTCGCGGTGTGGCGCACGGTGGTCAGCGACGTGGTGCCGTTGCAGGACATGAGGACCAACCGGCGCATTCGCGTTGGCGGGTTCGGTGACCTGCCTGTCGTTGGTGAGCTGGGAACCTATCAGGAATTCACCAACCCCGCCGATCAGGAGGAAACCTACGCGGCGCAGAAGCGTGGCCGCCTGTGGCCCATTTCGTGGGAGTCCATCCTGGCCGACGACCTGGGCAAGGTCCGGCAGGCTCCGCGGATGCTGTCGCGCGCGGCGCTCCGCACGCTGTCCAAGGCGGTCCTGAACGGCGAGCTGTCGGATAACCCCGTGCTGTCCGACGCCATCGCGCTCATCGCGGCCGGTCACTCCAACGATCAGGCCGCAGCGCTCACCGAGGCCACGCTCAACGGAGCCATTCAGCAGATGCGGCTCCAGACGGAGCTTTCCAGCGGGGAGCGGATGTTCCTGTCTCCGCGCTACCTGGTGGTTCCGCCGCAGCTTGAGGACACCGCCTGGGAGCTGACGAACAGCCGCAACAAGGTCACGGTGGCGGAAACGTCCACGGTGGATAACGTGATTCGGGACCATTTCCGCATCACGCCCATCGTCAACCCGTGGCAGACCAGCGCCACGCGGTGGCAGTTGGTTGCGGACCCCCGCACGGCGCCCACCATCGAGGTTGGGTTCCTGGGGAACCGGCAGCAGCCCGAGATTTTCATTCAGGACGCGGCGAACATCGGCAGCGTCCTGACGGCCGACAAGATCACGTACAAAATCCGGCACGTGTGGGGCGCGCAGGTGCTGGACTTCCGCGGGTTCGCCGGGTCCGCGACGTAAGCGGGGCCGGACACAAGGCGGCGTGACTGACAAGGGACTGAACGGCCTGATGGCCAACTGAAACGGAGGAACACGATGGGCGAAAGCTACCTGGCCGACGTGCCCGGCAACCACACGCACACGGCGTACCTGGACCCGGTGCTGGCCGGTGACGCCACTGAGGAGCAGGTCATTTTCACTGCCCCGTTCCGCGCCCGCATCATGGCCGTCAGCATCACTGCGGACGCCGCGGTCACGGGTGACGCAACGAACCGCAAAAATCTGAACGTCATCAACAAGGGTGCCGCCGGGGCCGGTTCCGCCGAGATCGGCAACCTGGACCTGCTGGCGGCCGAGAACCTGGTGGCGGCGGATGAAAAGGATTTCGCTGGTGCCACCAACGGCGCGCTGACCGAAACCGAAATCCTGGCCGGTGACGTGCTGGCCCTGGAAATCGAGCAGGCGGGCGCGGGCGTTGCCATCCCGAAGTCCATCGTCAAGGTCACGTATCAGGCCAGCGGCGCGGGCATCTAGTCTCCCTCCCGAACTAGACCCCGCGCAATCCCCGGCGGTTTCCCCAACGGCCTGCCGCTCCACCGCGGCAGGCCGTTTGACTTTCCGGCCATCATGGGGATAATAACGGCATGGCAGACATCAGCGATTTCCGCGCCAAGATTGCGGCGACGGTGCCCGACAAGGGCAACCGCGTTGCCAGCGTGGATGATGACCAGTTCATCCAAGAGGCGGTCAGGCAGTTCAGCCGGGACAAGCCGCGCATCCGCACGGCGTTCCTGACCGGCGACGGCACCACGCAGACGTTTCCGGCGCCGGCCGGCTACCAGCCGCGGTTCAGCATCATCACGCTGTTTGAACACCCGATTGACCAAGTGCCGCGCATCGAGCGGGACCTGCAAGACGAAATCACCGTGGTGGAGCTGACCGATGGCGTCGAAAGCATCCAGTTAATCACGCAGGTGCTGGCCGCCGCCGAACAGGCGCGCATCCAGTTCACGGCGCCGCACGTGGTCGATGACTCCTCCTCCAGCATTCCCGATAATGATTTCGATGCCGTCTGCAACCTGGCCGCCAGCAAGATTGCCCGCGCCATGGCAACATTCTTTGCCGAGGCCATCAGCACCAGCACCATGGTG